TGGGCGCCGAGCGCACCATCCGCGAGCGGGTCGGTGTCCTGGCCACCAAAGGGTACATCAAGTTCTTCCGCAATCCCCAGGACTACGGCCGCGAGCCCCTGGCGCGCACCAAGTTCGGCTACCTGTGCGTCGAGGGCATGACACTGCCCGGCCCCGAACGGATCGACACCGACACCGGTGAAGTGGTCCACACGCCGGTCCCCGTCAAACCCACCCATTACAAGTGTCCCCAGACCGGTGCCGCGCTGCCCGTCGAGCACCCGGACGTCTGGGTCTATCAGGAGGAGGACTCCCATGAATGATCAACCCGTACGGATGGCGGCCTCGCTGCCATCTGAACAGCGGATTTGCCATCTGCCAACTGGCTGCCGACTGGAACCCAGTGCAAACAAGGGCTTGGGTCAGTTGGCAGATGGCAGTCGGCAGATGGCGGGCGAGCGCTGCCAACTGACGCTAAACCCTGAACCCACGGGGGATTGCGGCGGATTTTCAGATGGCGGGGGAACCCACTCTCCCTTCGGGAGAGGAGAGCCCCTAGCCGGGGAGGCTCTCCATCCCGGGGAGGGGATGTTGCGGGCGCGAGGCCTGCCTGTGATCCTCTGCCTTGATCTGGGCACGACCACCGGCTGGGCCTTGCACTCGGCCCAGGGTGTCATCACCAGTGGCACGACCCGTTTCAAGAACGACCGCTGGCAGGGCGGCGGCATGCGCTTTTTGAAGTTCACCCGTTTCCTGGGCGATCTCGAAAGCCAGGCCGGCCCGATCCGGATGGTGTTCTTCGAGGAGGTACGCCGCCACCTCGGCGTCGATGCCGCCCACGCCTACGGTGGCTTCATGGCCCACCTCACCGCCTGGTGCGAACACCAGGGCATCGCCTACGAGGGCGTGCCGGTCGGGACCATCAAGCGTCACGCCACCGGCAAGGGCAACGCCAGCAAGGCGATGATGCTCGCAAGCGCCCGGCAGCGCGGCCACCGGCCGGCGGACGACAATGAGGCGGACGCACTGGCGCTGGCTTATTGGGCGGTGGAACACCGCCTGGGAGGTGCGTGATGGCAAAGTGGACGGCAGAGCAGGTCGCGCAACGGTTCGAGGAGTGCGTCACCACCCTGCGCAAGCTGCCCGGCGAGCGCAGCCTCGGCTACGCGAGCTATTGGCCCGAGATCCGCTACGAACCGAGGGAGCTGGCGCGGCAGGAGCCCGGTCCCCTACGGCTGAAGGCCACGCCGGAGCAGGTGACGCGTATGGAGGAGACCCTGTCCTGGATCAGCTGGGTCAACCGCGGCGAGCGCCGGCTGATCTGGTTGCGTGCCTATCGCACAACCTGGCGGGCGATTTCGCGGGAGACGGGCTTTCCGAAGACCTCCGCCCAGCGCTATTGGGAAGGGGCGTTGCTAAAGATCGCGAGACGTTTGGCAGAGGAGAAGGTTTCCGCGTGAACACGCCAAAACCGCCGGTGGGACAAAACCGCCGGTTTCGGCCACAATGCCGGCTAAGATCGCGAGCGAACTGCACCCGAGGCCACGGCACCAACCCCGTGGCCTTTTTGATTTCTGCGGCAGGCCCCCGGGTCCTTCCTGGCCGGCCGCGCAGTGCGGGGCGCAAGGCCGCCGGATTTCGCTAGCGGCAGACCCGAAAACCGGGTTCGCAGGTTCGCAGTGCGCACCCATTCCATCCAAGGTCAAGCATGCAAACAGTCAGCGTCGAGTCGGTGGAGCATTGGCCGCTCCAGCGCCTGATCCCCTATGCACGCAACGCGCGCACCCACAATGACGGGCAGGTGTCCCAGATCGCGGGCTCCATTGCGGAGTTCGGTTTCGTCAATCCGATCCTGGTGGGTGACGACAACGTCATCATCGCCGGTCACGGCCGCTTGATGGCGGCGCAGCAGCTGGGCCTCGAAACGGTGCCGGTCATCGTTCTGCGCCATCTCACCGAAGCTCAGCGCCGGGCGCTGGTGATCGCCGACAACAAGATCGCAGAGAACGCTGGCTGGAACGCGGAACTGCTCAAACTCGAACTCGGTGATCTGCAGGATCTGGGATTCGACCTGGACGTCATCGGGTTTTCCGATGAGGAGCTGGACGAACTGTTGGGCCTGGAAGATGAGTCCGGCCAGACGGACGACGACGCGGTGCCCGAAGTCGAGGAGGAACCGGTCAGCAAGGCCGGCGACCTCTGGCTGTTGGGTGAGCACCGCCTGCTCTGCGGAGACGCTACCCGGCGCGAGGAACTCGAGAGCCTGATGGCGGGCGATCTGGCCGACATGGCCTTCACCGATCCGCCATACAACGTCGATTACGGCAACAGCGCCAAAGACAAGCTGCGGGGCAAGAACCGCCGCATCCTGAACGACAACCTGGGCGCGGACTTCCATGCCTTCCTCGAGGCGGCCCTCGGCAATCTGCTGGCGGTCACCAAGGGCGCCTGCTACGTGGCCATGTCATCCAGCGAGCTGGATACCCTGCAGCGCGCCTTCCGCGAGGCCGGCGGCAAATGGTCCACCTTCATCATCTGGGCCAAAAACACCTTTACCCTAGGACGCTCGGACTATCAGCGTCAGTACGAGCCCATCCTCTACGGCTGGCGGGAAGGCGCCGATCACTATTGGTGCGGCGCGCGCGACCAGGGCGACGTCTGGTTCTTCAACAAGCCGGTCAAGAACGACCTGCATCCGACCATGAAGCCGGTGGAGCTGGTGGAGCGGGCGATCCGCAACTCCAGCAAGACCCGGGACATCGTGCTGGACCTGTTCGGCGGCTCAGGCAGTACCCTGATCGCCTGCGAGAAAACCGGCCGGCGCGCCCGCGTGATGGAACTCGATCCCAAATATGTGGATGTGATCATCCGCCGGTGGCAGGAATACACCGGGGAACAGGCGCGCCGCGCAGAAGACGGGGCCGCGTTCGATGAAGTGGCCATTGAGGCTCTGTGTGGTACTACAATTCGGTAAGGTTGGGCTTCGAGTTCATGGATTCTCTTTCAGGTTCTGTAGGTAGTCCACCAGCAAGTGGACTTCGGTCGAGGGGTTTGGTTCGCCTGTTGCGTTAGCATCTCGGAGCGCTCTTTCAGCATGCTGCTTTGCTTCCTCGATGCGAGGGAGAAGCGCCTGAAACGCGCCGCGCATGCCCTTTGTATAGTCAGGGAAATTTTGCCGCAGAGCCGATCCGCAGTTTTGGGCGGCTGTTCTACCTTGGGTCGGCATAAAGGGATTTCGCTGGTAGCCAAAGTGGAGCAACAGCCAATATTCAAAGCAAGGCCATGAGCGAGCGCTTTCAAAGCGATTTGCCTGAACCTGATGGCAGGCGGCGTTAAAATTGGTGTGCTCATCGCGATCGAAAACGCAATAGATACGGTCAAACTTTTCGCCCTGCTTCTTCTCTTCATTTTGAAGTCGCTTGGCATACCGAACGACGGAAACCGGATCCGAGCCAGTGGCCGGGGTGACAGCAATATTGGCTGTACTCAGGCCGTAGTGATTTCTCAGGTCCTCAAAGTAGGCCGGCTCGGTTTTCTCACCTTCGCAAACGATGAGCACGCGATCATAGGGTTCGCGTTTAGGCGCTTTGCGCTTGAGTTGACTGGACTGTCGTGGTCGGCGTCGAGCCATGCTTAACCCCCAAAATTTTGCGTGATGGCTCGCAAGAATGGCAGGGCACCGTAACGACCGGACAGATAAGCCCTTTCCAGGTTTTCCACACCTTTTCTTGGGCTGAACTCCGTGAGTGGGTATAGCTTGGTATTCTGGGTCTTGGCCCTGTCGCAGAACCAGATCTGATCACGACGGAAAACGTCTTGGCTTAGGATGGACGTCTCGTGTGTGGAAAAGATCAACTGCGCGAAATTACTGTTCGTGTCGCTGTTGTGAAACAGTTCGACAAGAAACTTCACCAGCAATGGATGAAGATTGTCATGTAGCTCGTCAATAAAGAGCACATGGCCTTTTTCCAACGAATCCAACCAAGGGCCGGCAAAACTGAACATTTTGCGGGTGCCATCGGACTCTTCGTCAAGATCGAGTTCCACCATATCGCCGGTGTCGGACTTGTGAGAGGTGATCAGGCGGAATCTTTTCTTGTCTTTGAATTCGTACTCTAGGAACTTTTTCACATGACTCGGAAGATTGGGCGGGAAGGTGTCTGAAGAAAAATCTTCTTCAGCGACCCTCACGTCCGATATGGCAAAGTCCGCGGCTTTGAGGAAGTCGAGTACCTTTTCCTTGCGGTCGTCTTTGCACCATTGCATGGAAAAATGTGGCGACCAGCCACCCACGCCGGCAATGCGCAGCCTATTGGAAAACCAGTTGAAAACTGGTTGAAGCTGCTGGCTGTTTAACTGGATTGCTGTCGACAAGAACAGTGCATTGGGCCGTGTGGCGCGTCTCCAGACATCCTTATCGCCGGTCAGTTTGTCGCCAAAGGTATATTCGTAGTCACCGGTTTCCAGGTTTCGGCTGCGCTCAAACCAGGTTTGAGTGCGGCCCTTGGGGAAGGCAAACAGCCATTCGTCATGAACGGCCTCAGACGTAGCCGAGAAACCGTACTGGTAGCGCACGCCCTCGGACAAAATGATCACCTCGAAGACAGATGGCTTGTCGATGGTCGACCGACTCAGCCTGAAGGGGACGACGGGCAGGTCTTCCAACTGTTGACTGGAGGTCATGACGATCCGCTGCATGGTGGCCAACGCTTTGATGATGTTCGATTTTCCACCGGCGTTGGGACCGTACAAGGCCGCAGACCTGAGCAGGGGGATATTCTTGACCCCTTTGGGCATTTGGGGGGCAGTCACATTGGTGTCATAGAGCTCTTTGCCAGCCCCTGCCACCAGGCTGAGGCGAACCTCATCCTTGATGGATCTGAAGTTCTCTGCAGAAAACTCTATAAGCATGTTTGGCACCGATTAAGTGTCTTAAAGTGGCAATATCGTGCAAAAATAGCATTGTAATCGTTATTTGTCACGGTTTTATCTGATACCGCCGCGGCTGCCCCTCGTCCTTGTGTGAGCTGATGGTGAGACCAAGGCGCTTCCTCAGGGTGTTGGAGAACACGCCCCGGACTGTGTGCTTCTGCCAGCCCGTTTCTGCGCAGATCTCGTCGATGCTGGCCCCTTCCGGCCGTTGCAGCATCCCGATCAGACGGGCCTGCTTGGTGCCCTGTCGAGGTGGTTTGGCGGCCGGAGGCGGCGTCATGCCGATGGCGGCAAAGCCCGCTTCACTGATGCGGTGACCTCCGTCGCGTTCGTCGATGAGGCTGCGGCTCAAGAGTCCCTGGATCACCCGCGGCCGGATCCCGGCATTGATCGTGGCGGGCAGCGGCTCGATATCGCCGCCCGGGCGAGTCGCCGCGGCTTTGAGGATGGTTTCTTGGGTTGGGGTCAGTTGGTTCATGTCGTTCTCCTTATTCGGCATGTTCGCCTTCTTTGAAGGCGGCGTCGGAAATCTGCTTGAGTGATTCGGCGTAGTGGGCGAGATCGCCCACATGTCCCCAGGTCACCTCGTCCGGCGAGACGCCGAAATGCTCCTCGCTGAGGGCCTGAAACCGGGCCAGCATGGCGTCGATCTCGGCTTTCCTGGCAATGAAGGCGTCGAGGGCGGTGGTTTTCCTGCTCATGGTGGCCCTCCTCAGGCGATGTCGATGTGGATGCCGTTGGCGAGGGTCAGCCCGGTGCAGCCGGGCTCCCGCTCGATATGGGCGATGGCCTTGAGCAGGGTCGGGCTTTGGATCTGCGCCTTGGTGGTGGTCATGGGGCGCTCGCCGGGGAAGGTGATGGTGTAGCGGGTGGCTGGTTGGGGCGCGTTCATCGTCCGGTCTCCGTTGGTGTTCGATCGTGGGGACATGAACGCTTCCTTCGCCCGGCTTATCAACTCCTTTTCGCTTAAAAACACTCTGAAAACAACGGATTAAGTGATGGGTGTGTCATTGCGTGCCTATGCGCGCCACCGCGGGGTCTCCGATACGGCGGTGCGCAAGGCGATCAAGGCCGGGCGTATCACACCAGAGCCTGACGGCACCATCGACGTGGCCCGGGCCGATGCCGAATGGGGGCGCAACACCGACCGGGCGCAGCAGCGCAAACCCCAGCAGAAGGCGGTGCCCAAAGCGGCGCTGGATGCGGTCGCCGAGACGTTGCAGGAAAGCGGTACCTCGACCGGTGGCACCACCTATATGCAGGCCCGGACCGCCAACGAGGTCCTCAAGGCCCAGACCAGCCGCCTGAAGCTGCAGCAGATGAAGCGGGAACTGGTGGATAGGTCCAAGGCGCTCGCCCACGTGTTCCGGCTGGCCCGTGCAGAGCGGGATGCCTGGCTGAGCTGGCCGGCCCGGGTGTCGGCCCAGATGGCCGCCGAGCTGGACGTCGAGCCGCATAAGATGCATGTCACCCTGGAAGCCTATGTCAGACAGCACTTATCGGAGCTCGCCGACATCCAGCCCAAGGTCGAGTGACGAACAGAGACGTTCTAATGCCGCGACGGCAGGGATGCCGAGGAGCGGTGAGACGGATTACTACGAGGGTGCCTTAGACATCGAGGGGGCCTGGCGGGAAGGGCTCAAGCCGGATCCGATGCTGAACGTGTCGGAATGGGCGGACCGTTTCCGCCGCCTGTCGCCCAAGTCGGCGGCCGAACCCGGCCGCTGGCGCACCAAGCGCACGCCCTACCTGCGCGAGATCATGGACTGCCTGTCGGTCTCGTCCCCGGTGCAGCGGGTGGTGTTCATGAAAGGCGCCCAGGTGGGCGGTACCGAAGCCGGCAACAACTGGATCGGCTATGTCATCCACATGGCGCCGGGGCCGATGATGGCCGTGTCGCCCACCGTGGAGATGGCCAAGCGGAACTCGCGCCAGCGCATCGACCCGCAACTGGAGGACGTGCCTGAGCTGCGGGAACGGGTGGCGCCGGCGCGCAGCCGGGATGCCGGCAACACCATCCTGTCCAAGGAGTTTCCCGGTGGTGTGCTGGTGATGACCGGTGCCAACAGCGCCGTGGGACTGCGCTCCATGCCCGCCCGCTATCTGTTCATGGACGAGATCGACGGCTACCCCGGCGACGTGGAGGGCGAAGGTGATCCGATCCTGCTGGCGGAACGGCGCTCGGCCACGTTCGCCCGCCGCCGCAAGGTGTTGCTGGTGAGCACGCCCACCATCAAAGGCACCTCGCGCATCCAGCGCGAGTTCGAGGCTTCGGATCAGCGCTATTTCTTCGTGCCGTGCCCCCACTGCGGCCATGAGCAGCCGCTGCGCTTCAGTCAGTTGCGCTGGCCGGAGGGGGAGCCCGATGCTGCGCGCTATTGCTGCGAGGCCTGCGAGCGGCTGATCGACGAGCACCATAAGACCCGCATGCTCGAGCAGGGGCAGTGGCGAGCGACGGCCGAGGGGGATGGCCGTACCCAGGGCTACCATCTGTCGTCCCTCTACAGCCCCGTGGGCTGGTTCTCCTGGGGGGAGGCGGCGCGCATGTTCGAGGCCGCGCAGCAGAACTCCGACCTGATGAAAGGCTTCGTCAATACCGTCTTGGGCGAGCCCTACGAGGAGGAGTTCGAGGCGCCGGATTGGGAGCGGCTCTACGAGCGGCGCGAAACCTATCCGGTCGGCATCGTCCCGGCGGGCGGTCTGTTTCTCACCGCCGGCGTCGATGTGCAGCGGGATCGCCTCGAGTGCGAGGTGGTGGCCTGGGGCCGCAACAAGGAATCCTGGTCCGTCGACTACCGGGTTCTGGACGGCGATACCGCCCAGCCCGAGGTCTGGAAAAAACTCGACCGGCTGCTCGGCCGCGACTGGCCCCACGCCTTCGGCACCACCCTGCCGATCCGCGTCATGTGCGTGGACTCGGGCTACGCCACCCAGGAAGTCTACGGCTGGGTTCGCCAGTATCCGCAGGCGGTCTGGGGCGGCGCCGGCGCGCGGGCCTCACAGCCGCGCACCGTGGTGGCCGTCAAAGGGCGCGATACCGAGACGGCACTCATCCTCAGCGTCTCCAAGGCCGATACCGGCGGCAAGCGGCGGGGGCTTCGGGTATGGAATGTCAGCGGTCCCGTGGCCAAGGTCGAGCTCTATCGCTGGTTGAAGCTGCCGCGACCGACGGACGAAGCGCTGGCGGGCGGCGAGCCCTACCCACCCGGGAGCTGCCATTTCCCGCAATACGGCGAGGAATACTTCAAGCAGCTCACTGCGGAAAAGCGGGTTATCCGGCTGCGCAAGGGCTTTCCCAAGGCGACCTGGGAGAAGGACCCCGCGCGCAACAACGAGGCGCTGGACTGCCGGGTGTACGCCCGCGCGGCGGCCAGCATCTACGGGCTCGACCGCTTCAAGGAGATCCACTGGAAGCGGCTCGAACAGGCGCTTGGCGTCGATGCCCGGCCGGTGGCGGAAGCCGAGCCGGTTCGGCCGGCCGTGCCGCCGGCGGCCCCCGTCAAAGCGCTGCGGCCACTGCCGCAACGGGCGACCGTGACGGCCGACGATCCCTACCTCTGAGGATTCTCAACATGACCGAGACGACCACTCTGCGCCAGCGGCTGCTGGAGGCGGAGGCTGCCCTCCATCGCCTGATGATCGGCGAGCGGGAGGTCACGGTGTCGGTGGGCGGCTATGGCGCCACCACCTACGCCCAGACCGACCGGGGCGCCCTCGAAGCCTATATCGCCCGGCTCAAAGCCGAGATCGCCACGCGCGAGGGCAAGCCGCGCCGAGGCCCGCTGCTCATGAAATTCTGAACCCGAGGTACACAAGAGGTGAGCCCTATTCAGTCCAGCACTGCAGTGCGGCCGCAAATACTGGGGCCGGATGGCAGGCCGCTCCCGCCATCCATGGCTCCCGCGGCATTAGCACGTCCCTGTGCGTCACCCATGGCTCAGGACACCGCCCATCGCGCCGCCTCGCTGACGGCCCGGGAACTGGCCAGCTGGTTGCCGCCCGTGGGCTCGCCGGACGCGGACCTCATCGGCGAGTTGCCGACCCTGGTCGCCCGCTCGCGGGACCTGGTGCGCAACCACGGCGTCGCCGCCGGCGCCATCCAGACGTTGGTGGACAACGTGGTCGGCGGCGGGCTGCGGCTCTCGGCACTGCCGGACTACAAGGCCCTGGGGCGGGACAAGGATTGGGCCGATGACTGGTCGCGCCGCACCGAGGCACTGTGGCGCAGCTGGGCCGAGACCACCGAGTGCGACGCCGCCCGCAGCCTCACTTTCGCCGGGCTGACGGCGCAGGTATTCCGCTCTGGCCTGGTCAACGGTGAGGCGTTGGCACTGCCGCTGTGGCTGCCCAAGCGCCACACCCGCTTCGCCACCACGCTTCAGCTGGTCGAGCCGGACCGCCTGGCCACCCCGGCGAACCGCCTCGATGACCGCAGATTGCGCGGCGGCATCGAAACCGATGCCTACGGCGCGCCGCTGGCCTACTGGATCCGCAGGACCCATCCCGGTGACCGGCTGATGGGGACGACGGAGACCGGCGCGCAGTGGCAACGCATCCCGGTGCGCACGGCCTTCGGTCGCCTGCGGGTGATCCATGTGCACGACAAGGAACGCACCGGCCAGAGCCGCGGCAAGCCCATCCTGAGCAGCATCATGCCGCTGTTCAAGATGCTCGATCACTACGAGCGCTCGGAACTGCAGGCGGCGGTGGTCAACGCCATGATCGCCGCCTTCATCGAAACGCCCCTGGACGGGGAAGCCATCAGCGAGATGTTTGGCGGCTCCACCGAGGACTACATCGCCGCGCGCAACGAATGGCAGGTGAAGCTGCAGGGCGGCGCCGTCATCCCGGTCTTCCCGGGCGACAAGGTGGCGCCCTTCACCCCGAGCCGCCCCAACGCGGCCTATGCGAGTTTCGTCGAGAACGTCCTGCGCCACATCGGCACCGGCCTTAACCTGCCGTTCGAGCTGCTGATGAAGGACTTCTCCAAGACCAACTACGCCTCGGCCCGCGCCGCCCTGATGGAGGCCTGGCGCTTCTTCACCGGGCGCCGGCTGTGGCTGGCGACCTACTGGGCCAGGCCGGTGTACGAGCTCTGGCTGGAGGAGGCGATCAATAAGGGGCTGATCGAAGCCCCCGGCTTCTATCAGAACAAGGCGCTGTGGACACGCTGCAAATGGATCGGCCCCGGGCGCGGCTGGATCGACCCGGTCAAGGAGGCGCAGGCGTCGAAGCTGCGCATGGAGATCGGTCTGTCCACGCTCGAGGAC